TTATCAGGTTCTTTGTCGTTTTCCAACTCCATTATCTTAGCTTTTAGCTCTCCGATTTCGGAGACCATTGACATAAACTTATTAAGGTCTATCTCTACTTCGTTTCGTGACATGTCGCCACTGAATTGCTCTTGATTGTTAGCCATTAGCTTTTTCCTTTGCTTTTCCGACATTTAGGGCTAACATATCTATAAACTTATAGAGTTTGCCAATCCATACATCGTCCTTTGGTGTCTCTGTTGACGCCGCGATTAAACTCGCTATTGTTACTATCATAGTAATATATCCTACTAATTCCATTAACATAGTTATCTCCTCACTTCTTGATTTTAAGTTTTACTAACTCCTTCTCAAGTCTTACCCTTTGATTAGGGTATTTTTTGATTTGTTGATTAATCAACGCCTCTAAACTTTTTTTGCTTGCTGGCACTTTATTTTTCATTGTCTGGTATTGTGTTAGGCATGGTAACCTCTCTATAATATACTACTACATCTTTTAGTTCAGTAATATATCGTTTTAGTTCTTGCATATTGTATGCCATAACTTCGTAGTCTGGTATAGTCATTGCTAAGAATACTAGTTCTCCTTCTTGTTGTTCTATAAGTGCTAACTGGTCTTCCCAGTTGTCAGGGTTTACTACTATCCATGTTGGATTTTGTAAATCTATCTGACGCGGCATCACCGGTTGAATGATTTTTCTTTCTATTGGTTTTGCTACTACTTCTATTTGTTTAGTCGGAATCAGACTGCAACTGCAAGCCATTGTCAAGACCATCAACGGTACCGCTAAGGTCTTCGATTGATTCCATAATGTGTTTTGTGCCATTGTTTATTTTCCTTTGCATTTCTACTGGGTCAGCGATAATCTTTGCTGCCAGTTCATAATTTTGTATAAACTGATTATATCTATTCAGTTCTAGTTGAGCCTTCTGGCTCTTGGCAGTCATCTCTTGTAGTTGTCCTGCCTGTAAGACAAAGTCTGCTTCCATAGTTTCAATAGCTTCTTGTTGTGTCGCTATTGCAGTTTCTAGTAGTAGGTTGTTTGCTTTTAGTGTTCCGTTCTCTTGGTATATTACATAGCTTCCCATTCCTAGAATTACTATTATACCTATTAGTACTTGGTTCATATTTGTGTTATCCTATAATTGAGTCCTTCAGCACCACTAATTTCCACAAAATCACCTTCTTCTGTATAAAAAGATATGTATTTTGGGTTCTTCTTAATGAACTTCTTGACTATAAACTCTTGGTCATCTGAGTCTCCCCATGTAGAATTATAACTTACTTTTAAAGTGTAGTAAGTTATAAACCAACTTTTGAACCAAAACCAGAATCTGGCGATAGAGTGAAAGATTTTCTTTAGTCTTTCAGACACCTTCCCACTCTTTTCCTTCCCATAGCAATGCTTCAGCTTCACGCCTACGAATAAGTCCTTCAAGGACTTTACCACCTGCTTTGTTCCATCTTTTGATTTGTGCTGGTACGCCGTTCATGTCGCTTAGATTTACTACTTTCAGTAGAGTTGAAGCTCTGAGGTTGCCTGCACCTAGGTTGAATACCCAAGAAACTAGGGCATCAAATTGATTTTGATTCAATGGAACCATGACTAGACTATTGATATAGCCTTCGTACTCTTCCATTTCGTGTTGAAGCATGGACTCTGCTTCTGACTGAGTTATTGTTTGTCCTTCGTATACATCTTTGATATGACCATATCCTATAGTCCATACACCTGCTGCACACTTGTAAGCTGTTAACTCACAGCCTTCAAATTTTTTGATAAGGGATAAACCCTCGTTTGAAATCTTCATATTGTAAAACTTTCTCCGCACCCGCACTCTGCCGTAGCAGAAGGGGTTGTAATTAAGAACATCTCCTGTAATCCGTCTTCTGTATAATCAATGTTTATATCCTCTACAAAAGATAATGTCATAGGGTCGACTGCTATTTTGTTATAAAATATGTCATCACCTGTACTAGGATTGTCCTCGTATTTTAATTCCCATTCCCAACCGCCACAGCCGCCGGGTTTCATCAGTAACCTCACGCCCCACACTTGGTGCGAGGCGATTCGGTCGTTTATTTTTTCTAAAGCATTAGAACTTACAGTAATCATAAGCCTCCCTCTAATCGTCTTCGGCTTGTAATTTATAAATTCCATACTTGACACTCCATACTTTAGACGAGAGGCATCATAGCGAGTATTGTTGCTGAAACTATACCTAA